GTCCACATGATGCGCGAGGGATGGAAGGTCGGATACATCGGTCTCGAAGAGAGTGTCCCCATGACGATCCTCGGGTTACTCGGCCAGGTGGTCGAGCAGCCACTTCATCTAGACCGGGGTGACTACACGCCAGAGCAACTGGCAGACATTATGAAGAAGGAGTTCAACGATAAGCTCGTTGTCCTCAAGCATGACCCGAGCGGAGGCATCGGGAATCTCCTCGCTCGCATCAAGTACATGAGGATCTCTGAGGGCGTGAACATCGTGGTGCTTGACCACCTCCATATGCTCGTTGCGGCTGGTGGCGCTGAACAGAACGAACGTCAGGTCATCGACAGCATCATGTCAAACCTTCGGGCACTCGTAGAGTCCTGCGGGGTCGCAATCATTCTGGTATCTCACTTACGAAAATCCCAAGGCATAGCCCATGAAGAATCTGGAAGTATATCTATTGCTGACCTTAGGGGGTCTGGCTCTATCGCTCATTATGCTGATGCCATCGTCTTTCTCGAAGCCCCGGATCGGGAGTCTGCTCCAAACAGACGTAGGCTCCGAGTGGGAAAGAACCGCTACTCAGGCCAGATCGGTGAAGCGGATACCATCGAGTACGACCAAGCCACAGGAATCCTACGCGCCGTCGAAGACCGCTTCGAGGTCTCGGCTACAGATGTCGATCCTCCTTTCTGAGTACGGGCTTCGTCCTTTATTTACTGCGATCCGTCAGGTGGAGTCTGGTGGCGAGCGTAATCCCTGGGCAGCTAACGGTGCAGCCGGGGAGATCGGGCCGTACCAGATAACCCTCGCGTTCTTCGAGGATGCCTCGGCGTTCTACCCGGATTTAGAGATGAGGTTCGAGGAATGCCGGGACATGAGAACCGCCGAGTTGGTGATGTTCACTTACTTCATGCGGTGGGAACCGAACGCTATGTACTCCGAGGACTATGAGACCTTGGCCCGATTGTTCCACGGTGGTCCTAGCTGGAAGGAGAGGCCGCACACCAAGGACTACTGGCAGAAGGTGAAGGGGAACCTATAGATGGAATCACCCTTAGTGGTCTCTTACGGAGGAGGTACAAACTCTACCGCGTTGCTGATCGGGTATGTCGAGAAGGGTATTAAGCCTGACCTCATTATGTTCTCCGATACTGGAGGCGAGCATACGAAAACATACGATTACATATATATGTTTAGCGATTGGCTAAAGAAGAATGGGATGCCTCGGATTGTTTGGGTGAACAATGCTCACCGTGAGGGTTTCCCGCACAAGTCGCTAGAGGATGAGTGCATCAACAATAAGACGCTGCCTTCGCTGGCCTTCGGGTTCAAAGGTTGCTCGGTGAAGTGGAAGCGTCAGCCTATGGACCGATACATCCGGGACAACTTCCAACCGGCTAAGGATGCTTGGGCTGATGGTCTAAAGGTTCGACGGGCTATTGGGATTGATGCCGGTGAACCCCATCGGGGGAAGATCCCGGATGACAAGAAGTTCTCCTACGAGTTCCCGCTGATGGAGTGGGATTGGGCGCGGGACGAGTGTATTGACGCTATCGAGCGAGTGGGTCTCCCGATGCCTGGAAAGTCAGCTTGCTGGTTCTGCCCAGCAGCGAAGAAGCATGAGGTCATCCAGTTGTCGAAACAACACCCCAAGTTATTCCAACGCGCTGTAGCTATGGAGGAGAACGCCATCCTGAAAACGGTCAAAGGGTTATCTCGTAACCGTTCATGGGCTCAGATCGTGGAGGCTGACCGGCAACAGCTCAAGCTGCCGTTTGAGTTGGAGCCTGACATGGACTGTATGTGCTTCGATGGGGAACCGGAGGAAGACGAGTGAACGAGTGGATCGAACAGAATTGTCCCGAGGCTTTACAGGCTGACGGGTTCGAGGATGCCTTGCTCGGGTTTGGCGGTCAGTACGGCAAGCCTATCCTCGCGGTATATGACATCGCTAAGTGCATCAAGGTTCTTCAAGAACGCGATGAGATATCTCGGGAAGATGCCGAGGAGTGGCTCTCTTTCAATACCCTGGGTGCTTGGTGCGGGATACATACGCCGATCTTTATTACCCCGGTCGAGGAGATGCTTTGATCCCCCTGCTCGATCTCTTCTCAGGCATCGGAGGTTTCTCTCTGGGTCTTGAGCGAACCGGCGGCTTCGAGACCGTAGCGTTCTGCGAAATAAACAAGAAGGCCCAGCAGGTCTTAAACAAACACTGGCCCGATGTGCCGATCTATGAAGACATCAAGGAGCTTACGCTTGAGAGACTGCAATCAGATGGAGTTCCCCTTCCACGGGCAATCTGCGGGGGATTCCCATGTACCGACATCAGCTCTGCCGGGAAAGGGGCAGGGATTGTCGGAGAACAGTCGGGTCTCTGGTCGGAGATGTTTCGACTCATCCGAGATGTACGGCCAACGTGGGCAATTATTGAAAATGTATCAGCCCTTCGATCTAAGGGGCTTACCCTGGTCCTTCAAGATCTCAGCGAGATCGGGTATCACGCGGAATGGCATTGCATACCCGCTAGTGCCGTTGGCGCTCCTCACCGCAGGGACCGCATCTGGATCATGGCCCACCCCGTGCAACAACCCGAGGCCCAACGAGGGGAACGTCAGGATACTCAGGGCCAAAGTGATCTCGGGGGAACTGACTCGGGAGGAAGCTGCGGGGATGTTACTGGGCAAAGACCCCTTCGAGTCTCAAGGTGTAGTCCCAGCATACTACTCAGAGAAATCTGCAAAGCCGATTACTGGCGAGTTGAACCCGGCGTGGGTCGAGTGGCTGATGGGGTTCCCGGCAGGGTGGACCGACTTAAACAGCTCGGTAACTCCGTAGTCCCCCAGATCCCCGAGATGATCGGCAGAGCCATACTGGAGACCCACTAGTGACCAAACGATTCCACAAATGTGATTACTGCACACCAGTTACAGAGGAGGTAAAGGTGAAGAGTTTAATATTCGATATAGAGACAGACAGTCTCGACCCAGAGGTTATCCATTGTCTTGTGACGATGGATGAACAGGGGGACATCCAGAGGTACAACCACGAAGACGGCAACTTCTGCCAGGGCCTTCAGGCTCTCCAAGAAGCCGACGAGATCATCGGGCATAACATCATCGGGTTCGACCTCGTCGCTATCCGTAAGCTGTACCCAGAGTGGGCTGCCTGTGCGGAGATCCACGACACCCTCGTCTACTCCAGACTCTGCTGGTCGAACCTGCGGGAGCTGGATCACCAAAAGAGATTCGGGAAGATCGAGGCGACCGCAGGGTCTCACTCGCTGGAAGCCTGGGGTGAACGCTTGGGCTTCAAGAAGTGGTCACACATGACCGAGGACAAGTCGATCTTCGAGCGGTGGTCTAAGGAACTGGAGGACTACTGTGTGAGAGACGTAGAGGTAACTCACAGACTCTGGCAGGAGATCCAGCGTATGAAACCTGCCGTACCTGCGGTGGCTCTGGAGCATAAGACAACGTGCCTCATGGAGGACATGACCCGTCATGGATTCCTGTTTGACCGGCGGGAAGCAGAGAAGCTGTACGCTCGACTGGCTAAACGCAAGCGTGACTATGAGGCTGAGTTACAGGAGGTCTTCCCACCGATCACCATCGAGCGGTACTCGGAGAAGACCGGCAGACGCTTGAAGGATAAGATCGAGGAGTTCAACCCCGGTAGCCGCAAGCAGATCGCTGAACGCTTCATGGTTAAGGGATGGGAACCCAAGGAGTTCACACCGGATGGTAAGCCGAAGGTCTCCGAGACAATCCTGAGGGAACTCGGGGAGCGTCTGCCAGAAGCGTGGAAGCTGATGGACTACCTGGTGGTACAGAAGAGCATCGGCCAGTTGGCTGAAGGTAAGAACAGTCTCCTCGGACTCTGCGGGGAAGACGATAGAATCCACGGGCGCGTGATAGCCAACGGTACGGTCTCTGGAAGGATGGCGCATCACTCTCCGAATGTCGCACAGATACCATCGACCGAGGAGTTCAGGTCTCTCTTCATTGTCCCCGAAGGTAAGTCTCTGGTTGGCTGCGATGCCTCGGGGTTAGAGCTGCGGTGTCTCGCACACTTCATGCACCCCTGGGATGGCGGTAAGTATGCCAAGCAGATTCTAGAGGGTGACATCCACACGCAGAACATGGAGGCCGCAGGACTGACTGACAGGTCTCAGGCGAAGACCATGATTTACTGTCTGATATATGGTGGAGGTGACGCAAAGCTGGGAGAGATTGTCGGAGGCGGTATGAAGGAGGGCAGGGCTCTCCGCAAGAGGTTCATGGATAACACCCCGGCCCTGAAGAAACTGACGGATGCCGTCAAGCACAAGGCGAAGACCGAGGGGACTCTGAAGGGTCTGGATGGTCGGACGCTTTACTGCCGGTCCCAACACTCAGCCCTCAACCTATTGCTCCAGAGCGCGGGGGCTCTCCTTATGAAAACAGCGACCGTGATTCTGGCTGACCTCTGTGCCGGTGCTGGACTGACCCGTCCATATGATTGGGCTCTGGTGGCCCATGTCCATGACGAATTCCAGATCGAGTGTGACGAGGAGATAGCCACCCTGGTTGCAACGCTGTCTGTTAAGTCCATCAACCGAGCGGGTCATGCGTTCAGCTTCAATATACCTCTAGATGGTGAAGCCACCATCGGGGAGAGCTGGTGGGAGACACACTGACCCCTGCGTATCTTGCTGGGTTCCTCGATGGCGAGGGATGCTTCCGTATCAAGAACACGCCAGCCGTGGAACTTACCTGCGCCTACCCGCATATCGTCGCGGATCTATACCAGCGGTACGGTGGGTGGACAGCTACCGAGGCTCCCCAAGGTATCAGCAAGAAGACAAAGTTTCGCTGGCACGTTATGGGGCCGAAGGCTCTTCGTGTCATCCGAGAGGTCATGCCGTTCCTCCGGGAGAAGCATCCTCAAGCAGCACTCCTACTGAAGGTCAGTAGGTTCCCACCGAAGACGGCAATGAGGGCCGCTTCTATCCGTGAACTCAAAGCACTTAAACTGGTTTCCTATGGCTCGTCCTGTCTTACGTCATTACACGACAGCAGAACTCGCTGAAGAGATCCAGCACCGTTCAGGGGCTACCCTGATATTCATACGGCACAAGACTAACCGACAAGCTGAGAAGTATCACATGGGGGCCTCTGGCAACACGCTGGAAATCACCAAGCTATTGCTTCTCGGTAGTGACTACATAATTAACAAATTCGAGGATGAGGATGACGAAGACGAAGACCCTACTAGTAGACGCGGATATAACAATCCACCGGGCAGCCCTAGCCTGTGAGGAGGTAATCTGCTGGGACCAGGATGAAGACCGCTGGACGGTAACAGCCGATGCCCGAGAGGCTAAACAGCGGGTGGATTGTGAGATCCGCTTGTACCTAGACAAACTCGAAGCTGACAAAGCGATCCTATGCTTCACAGCACCGAACAACTTCAGGCTCGATGTCAATCCGTACTACAAGAGCAACCGCAAGAAGACGAGGAAGCCTACGATCTTCCCCGAGCTGCGACAGTATTGCTTAGATGTCTACCAGTGCCGTGTGATTGACCGGCTGGAGGCTGACGATGTCCTTGGAATCCTAGCGACCTCCCGGAGCATCAAGGGTACGAAGGTGATCGTTAGCGATGACAAGGATCTCCTCCAAATCCCTGGCTATGTCTACCGGCCCACCGATGGTGAGGTACGGAAGATCACCCGCAAACAAGCGGATCACTGGTTCCTGACTCAATGTCTAACCGGCGACTCCACCGATGGATACCCCGGTCTCCCTGGGTGTGGACCTAAGGGGGCTGAGAAGATCCTTGAGGTGGGTGTCTGGGACGAGGTGGTTCAAGCCTATGAGAAGAAGGGACTGTCAGAGATGGAGGCCCTTATCCAAGCTAGATGTGCCAGAATCCTCCGGTCTACCGAGTACAATCTTCGGTCTAACAAACTGAAACTATGGAGTCCTAAATGAACCAGCAGGAGTTATTCGAGTTTCATGGGACCATGACAGAGAAGGCTCTGGCTATCTGTAAGCGAAAGAACAACGACTATGCCTCCGGTGGAACCCGAGGTGAGAACCCCTTTGCTAACTTCAGCCGGGTAGAGGACATGGGGATAACCACCACAGAGCAGGGGTTCCTTGTCCGCATGACAGACAAGCTGTCTCGGCTGTCTACCTTCACTAGGGGTGGAAAGCTGGAGGTAGCTGATGAGTCTGTGGAAGATACTCTTCTAGACCTCATCAATTACTCCGTCTTATTCGCCGCTTATATGCGTCACAGGAGGGATACAGATGTTTGAGCGTGATCCCCTTATGGAACAATTCCCTCATATTACGAAGGCATTGTTGAAGGAGCTGGAGGAAAGATTCCCCGCTCGTTACCCCGCTCTGGACTGGTCAGACAGGGAAATCTGGTATCGCGCAGGTCAACGTGCGGTCGTGGATTTCCTGAAGGATCGGTTCTCAGATCAAGTCGAAAGAAGTAAGGCCTAAATATGTGCATGAGTACCCCGAAGATGCCAGAGATGCCCACACCGCCTCCCCCGG